GGGAAGGTAGGTGGGGTAGGTTCGCCTGAGGTACCAACCCCGACAAGTCGGTGAGGTACAACAGGGTGGGTTAGTACAGACGGAAGGCAGGATAGGGTGTGGGAACCCTACCTGAGTGGGGCCCGGCCAGGCAGGTTCCAGGAAGAACCCCACCAAGGCCTCTGTAAGCAAGGGAAGAGGGACAGAAGGATCTCTGTACACTCTCACCAGGCGAACAGGGGGAAGTTTTCCACCAAGGATCGACTCCATGGATCCCACAGGGAATCCCGAAGATGGTCCTGGAATGGTGATAAAACTCACCTCCCGAGTCTCCCCGGATTCCCGGGGGTACTGCCGGAGGGCCTTAGCGGATTCTTTCCGGAGGATCCTACCAAACCGGCCTCATGCGCGCGCACGCATTCCGCGTGCGTCCACCTTCGGGTTATCCAGAGTAAGACTCTCAGAGAGAATATTACTGAGGATATCCGTGAGGACGCTCCCTGCGGGTCCCTCCAGAAGTTTGATGCCCCTCTTATACAGGGCACCAGACGCCTGAGAGAACTCGTAGAGAATCACGTACTGCGGTACGAGGCGCATAAGTCCGATCGGAACCTTGAAGGCCCCGGAGAGTTTTGTCGCCTGATCGACCTCCGCTAGAAAGTGGAGACCGATAGAAGACGGACTCTTCGAGAGGGATCCAAGGACGAACTTGTGAACGCTCCTCTCGAGAATTCCTGAGCTCATAGAGCTAAGGTACTCACGGGAGGCCTCGTCGAGAGTGTGGTTAAGACGGAGGAGATACTCCCCCGCCTCCACGAATCCCTGGGCGAACTGCGTTCCAAGATCAACCTCCCAAGCCATTTTGGTGAGTTGGCGAGAAACTCTCCAACTCCTCCCAATTGCTCGGGAAAGGGTCCCGACTGCCCCAGGGATACCAGACAGCGGCCGTAGGCCCTTCCTAGTCTCACCAGTGAGCGAGGATACCAGGAGACTGACGTCTCCTAGGTTCTTCGTCACAGACGACACGGGGAAGGGCGTTACCTCCTCCCCTTGGAAGATGTACCGCTTAGCGAACTCGCACATGTCCGAGGACACGTACGTCTTCGCAGCCGATACACCAACTCCAAGGGAGTGGAGCGCCGCCAGATAAACTTGGGCTAGGTCATGGTCTCCAATAAGAACGTCATCCCCGAGGATAACATACTTAGCGGAGTTCCACCTTTGTCCGATGTGGCAACAACACGCATACATCACAAAGTGATGAGTGAGTGCGAAGGACGATCAAGAGGACATTGCCCCCATCGGATTACCGACGGAGTAATGGACTCTCTCTCCCCCGGGCGCGAGGAACGGATAACCGGTCATCACGTCCCGCCAAGACTCGGCAAAGTTCCTGCCGAAGTGACCTTCCAGGACCAGTTGGATGAGACGGACCGGAAAACGGTCCGTCGCAGCCGTTAGGTCGACGGAGTAGAGGGTAACTCCCTCCCCCCACGACTTAACATGATCCAGAAAGGACCCCTGGTTGAATGTCATATCTTGTGGGATAAGGCGGAGGACCCGAAATAGAAATTGGTGGACAGGGCGAAGAGCCGTCTGGGACCAATAGTCCAGGATAGCGATCACCCTAGTCTTACCCTCTAGGTCAGGAATTCCAATGATCCTACGGACCTCCCCGGGTTTCGAGGCAAAGCACTTGAAATCCGGGAGCCCGATCAGATCGCCCCCCGCAAGCAGTTTCTCCATGATATCACGGAGAACTGGACCCCCAATCGTGGAGATACTCTCGATCAGAGTCCTCGGAAGAGAGACGAGATCGGAAAGAGTAGTCCACAGGGCCGGTCCGTTAGGACCGGCCTTGGAGGTGAAATGATACTCACTTCAGTGCACCGAACTAGCAACAGGCACCTTACCACCTCGCTTCAGGACACTCCAAAAACCAGGAATGTACTGGGTGAGACGGAAGGTGGAAGTCCCAGAGAAGGGATCAGTCACAGTGGAAAGGTCAACCCTCACGGGTAGACTGAGAGATCGCAGCGATGTGAGAGCTGTGAGGACCATCCGGATAACCGGAGCCCTCCTTTTCAGCAGAACTCGAGCTTGCGACCTACCAAAGTGGCTGATGATCTTGTTCCGGTATTTCCTCCCCTCCTTGGTATCAGGTCGATGAGCAAGGTAGTTCAGGTAGTCCGATCGGCGACGCTTGATCCAAGCAATCGCCCCTCGGGCTCCCTGAGCCTTGATCGTCACCTGAATCTTATCAAGGAGTCGGGTAAAATGCCTGGCCGGGCCCGCGGCGGGAGTACCGAAGTACTCCCCCCTCGCCCACTCCACAATGCGCCTAATCAGCGCAAAACGATCGACCGGATCTCCCCGCCTGGAGGGGGAACGGTAGTTACCGAAGAGTCGAGCCGATGCGGGTTTAACAATAACACGCAGAGAGCTCACTCGGAGGAACATGATCTGTGGGGAGAAAGGATGGCGTCAACCAGCCGCATTGGGCAAGGGCTATCTGGACGAATGGTGTCTGTCTTTCGACAGGTCTCCCTCTCGGGCAGACAGTCACACAATCCAGATAGGACCCCTAGCCCCCAGACTTGGCGATTACTCGCACTGTCTGGTCCCTGTACGGGTACGACCCGCAAGGGTTCCCTCCCGGTGGGGCTTCTTGTGTTTCACTGTTCACCGCCTACTAGGTTATCACCCTGGTAGTAGAGTTCCTTCGAGGGGTTTCTAGCCCTTCTGGAACCGACGGCGACAAGCCAGTCTACCAGGTTATCACCCTAGTAGTTCGTCCTCTTCGAGGGGTTTCTAGCCCTTCTG